GGAGCAAGATTTTACTGGCGATGATAGTGAAGATCATTTAGGAGCTGCATTATGGAATATTATGGGTATGATATGGAATAGAGATAATAGACCTGATATGGATGATAGAAAAGATTATGAGTAAATTTAAAATTTATACAACCACAAAAGGTAAAAAGGAGGATACATTACTATACGATTCATTAAGTATAGATTATTATGATGTTCCCGTATACTATAAAGAAAATAACAAAGAGAGTTTGCAGAAGAGTTACAATGAGTTTCTGGACGATGCTTATGCTAATGGTGTGGACATCGCTTGTTTCGTTCACGATGATGTATTCATTAACTGCAATGATTTACTTCATAGGTTACAAGATAGTGCTAAAAAGTATACAGTTTTTGGATTGGCTGGGGCTACTACCTGTAAAGTTAAAGAACCTGCTTTATGGCATCTTATGTCAGAAAGACAAGATCAAAGAGGATGTGTAGCTCACGGTAATAAAGAATTATATCATTATACTTCGTTCGGGCCTTTACCGAGTAGATCATTAGTTATAGATGGTGTATTTTTAGGTATTAATATTAAAAAATTTAACCGTGATGTTAGATTTGACGAATCATACCCATCTTACTTTCATTATTATGATATAGACTTTTGTCTTGAATGCAACAAAAACAATGTTATAATGGGTATAGTGGATATACCAATTATACATAGTAGCCCTGGATTAACTAATCCGAATAAACAATTTTACGAAGGACAAAAATATTTTATTAATAAATGGAAGAAGTAGATAGATTAAATTTAGATTATTATGAGCAGGTAATAATCTATAAAAGTTTGACTAATGAACATTATCTTGGTAAGATTATTGATCATGTTAAACCTGAATATTTTAATGATAAAAATATTAAAAAGATATTTTCATTAATTAAAAATTTCTATGTAAAAAGATCTACTATACCTTCAGTTACTGAATTAAAATCTTATCTTATAAATGATGATTTAAAAAATAGTTTTAAAGATATAGTTAAAAACTTTGCTAGTATAGATAAAAATTTTAATGATGAAGAGTTAAACTTTAACACAGAAAGATTTTTAAAAGAAAGAGCAATTTATAATACTATGTTAACAGTAGCTGAAGACGTTAGTAAAGGTAATGTCGATACTAGTTTTATTTTAGATAGTTTTGAAAAAAGTTGTAACGTAAATTTAAACAGCGATTTAGGTATCGATCTTTTTAATGATGTTGATTTATTAATAGATGATTTGAATACTGATCAACCTACTATTTCTACTAAATGGGACTTTCTTGATGATAAATTAGATGGAGGTTTCTTAGAAAATGGTAGAGCATTATACGTTTTTGCTGGAGAAACTAATGTTGGTAAAAGTATATTCTTAGGTAATTTAGCATGTAATATTGCTAATCAAGGTAAGACGGTTTTAATTATATCTTTAGAAATGCCTGAATTAGTTTATGCTAAAAGATTGTCTTCTAATATATCTAAAATACCTATGAGAGAATTAAGAAGTGCAAGCTTAAGTTTGAAGCAACAAATAATTAATCATAGTAAAGAAAAACCAGGTTGTAATATTTTAATTAAAGAGTTCCCTCCTAGTACAGTTACTGCTAAAAATATTCAAAGTTATATAACTGAACTTAAAAATAAAGGCATTAAAATAGATGCTATAGTTTTAGATTATTTAAATCTTCTTAAAAGTTCATTAGGTAATAATTCATATGAACGTATTAAGTATGTTACTGAGGAAGTTAGAGCTATGAGTTACATTTTTGAGTGTCCTATTATATCAGCAACTCAGTTAAATCGTTCTGGTTATGATGAAGATAATCCTGGATTAGATACGATATCTGAATCTATTGGTATGGCAGCTACAGCTGATTGTATTTTTAGTATATTCCAAGATGAAGAGGATAAAGAATTGGGTATAGTAAAGATGGGTGTAATGAAAAATAGATTTGGTGCTAATTATGGATCAACATCTTTACGTATAGATTATAACACATTAACAGTTTCAGAAGATGAAAGTTTAAATGTTGATGATAGTGGTAGTGAGCTATCTGATCTTACTAATACTCTATCAGTGTTGAGTAATTAGAAAGAGGAACTAAATAAAATTAATGTCTGAAAAGGATAGCATTTTATTAATAAAAAAATATATAGATGAATATAATCTGCAAGAACAATTTTCTTTTAACGGTGATATTTTTTATGAAAAAATTAAACTAGGAGAGAAAGTTTATGGCGTTGCTGGAATATTTTTTAAAGATAATCCTAACTTAATAGCTAATCATATATTTGAGAATAATAATTTAGTAGACATTTTAATGCTTATAAACATGGAAGATAATATAGTCATCTTTCGAAAAAGTAAAAACGTAGAAATTGATCTTAGTAAACTAGCTAAACAATTATCTAAAGGTGGGGGTAGCTCTGATATAGCAGGGTGTATTTTTAATGATAAGATTTTAAATTTAACAAAAATTTTAAAACCATTACATGAAAAATAAAACTCCATACGATAATATCCAAACAGATGAATATCAAAGCTCTTTTTATTCATTTTGTACATTTGTAGCTTTATTACATGATAAAAAAATGAATTTTGCAACTGTTTTCTTAAAAATACTTGAAAATAAAGCTTTACGTGATATATTTATAAGTATGATAGAAGAAGAAAATGAGTTTACAGCTATACAAAAATTTATACAAACAGAACCATCCATTACTAAAAGTAAATACGTTACAAAATTTTTAAATAAGTTTGGTGGTTTAAATGGATAATTTTGAAAAATTAATTTATAATAACTTTTTAGAAGTTAGTAAAAAGATAAACAATAAACCTTTAAGGTATCGGAAAAACTTCGATAATTTTTCTGATGAAAATTATGTTTATATCAATAAACTTTCTATATTCTTTAAAAAATTTAACCATATTAATATAAAAGATTTTTTTGAAGCACCATATTTTGTTTATAATGATAATTATTATGATTTAAAATTTTATCTTTCTCATAGAGCTATTCAATCTTATACTTTATATAACGATAATTATTTGTTGAATAATCCTGACTTACATAAAACTATAGAAAAACTAAAAGAATCGGTAAAATTTATATATCATTTTTGTAAAGATAAAGATATTAAAATTAAAGATTATATTCATTACTGTAGTGGTAATTATAATGATTTTTTAACTCACATAAAAGGAAGAAAAATTAATATTTTTATCTTGTTTAGTTTTAAAGATTTTGAAAAAATAGTATCTTCCTTAGAGCCGGAAATAAAAACTTTATATAATAGCAACTTAACTAAAGTTAATTACTTAAGAACAAAATATTATACAAGTTCTAAAGCTAAACTTTTAATTAACAATTTTAAAAAAATAGTTGAAAAGGTAGAAGCTTAGTCTATAATAGTAGTATGAGTATAACGAGTTCAATGTTTGATAGTATTAAGTCAGCTTTAGCAGCTGATAACGAGAGTAGTAAAAGTGGTATTGCCGATATTCTTAAAACAGAAGTAGGTAATACGTATACAGTTAGATTACTACCCTTTGGTAAAGATCCGAAAAAGACATTTTTTCATTTTTATCAACATGGTTGGAATAGTTTTGCAACAGGTCAATATACAAGTGCCTTATCATTGCAAACTTTTGGTGAAAGAGATCCTATTGCTGAAGAAAGGTATAAAATTTTACGTACTGGCTCTGAAGAAGAGAAAGAAAAAGCTAAAGCTATAGTTAGATCTGAAAAGTGGTTGGTTAATGTATATGTTGTTAACGACCCTGTTAATCCTGAAAATAACGGTAAAGTGAAAGTACTACGTTATGGTAAGCAAATTCATAATATTATTATGGAAGCAATTGAAGGTGAAGATTCAGCTGATTTCGGTCCACGTATTTTTGATCTTGGTCCTAATGGTGTTAATTTTAGAGTTAAAGTTGAAAAGCAAGGTGACTTTCCTACTTACGTATCATCTAAATTTGCAATGCCATCAGCTATTGAAGGATTAGATGAAGATAATCATAAGGAAATTTATGATAGTGTATTAGATTTATCTACTATCTTTAATGCTAAGAGTTATGATGAACTAAAAACTATGTTAGATGAGCATTTTTATGTAAATGATAATTCAAGTGTAGAGAGTGTTGATGAAGTTGCATCAGTTAATGTTACTACTTCAGCTCCTCAACCAGTAACTGAAGATAAAAAAGAAGAAAAGAAATCTGATGATGATGAAGTTTTAAAAGAACTTCTTGATGGATTAGATGTGTAATGGACGATAAACAAAAAGAACTACTTGAAAAAGAAGCTGTATTAAATTTCTTAGGCAGTACCTACGGAGAACTCAAAAAGCTAGATGGTGACTTAATTGCACCATCTAGCACCTTGGCTCCAAGAAGTGCTGACGCTAAGAGAAATATTGAATCTTTCATCAATACCGAAAAAGCTGCTTTACAGCAACAAACACCCGTTCATGCGCCTCCTCCACCTCCTCCAGTTGTTGAACCAGTTCAGCCAGTTTTACTTGCACAACCTCAAATAGAAGTTCAACAGATAGATGATAATCAAATGTCATTTAACTTTGACATTAATGAAAAAGATGAATTATTTTCTTTATTAGAAAAAGTATTATCACGATTAGATAAATTGCATAGAAAAGTAGATGAAATAAGTGACAGTATTAAAAATAATAACGTTACGTCTCTACCTATTAAAAAGACTGCAAAAAAAAAATCTGTTAAAAAAGAGGAAAAGTAATATAATAAAGCATATATATGGCTTATTTAAAAATAAAAAATAAAAAAGATTTTATATCTAGTTTTTTAGGACCTATATCTAACTTAAATGATGCTTGTATTTTATCCGTAGAAGATAATTTATTGCATTGTACTTTAGCATCTGCAGATGCAACTATAGTTTGTAAATCAAGTATTGATGTTGAAACTGATTTAAGTGGT